TTCATCAAAGTTGACATTCTTGACCTATTTAAGACTACTGCGAAGATGTTGTGGATAGGAGCTTCAACAGGAAAGAGAATCAAAGCAGACAGAATATATCCTTCTTGGAGTTATATGAAGATCTCTATCATACGAAGAATCTGGGAGTCACCTATCTCTTCGTTTGCAGTATTATCTGGCGTATATCTGTGGAAGGAGAATCTGGATTATATGAGAGAGATGTCTTGGGCACAAATGCCGGAAACATACCCTGTTACGCCCACTTCTATCGGATTAGCAGCAAAGAATACTCTGATTAGAGTCGTGAAGATGTGCAAAGACATCGCTTTTCCATCCTCCATGATGGTTTCTCCACTGGTTAAAGTAGATCCGAATCTGTTACTGAAGGGTCATCTTCTGTTCTCGCATGGCAAACTCCGGGCAAAATGTAGCAATTGCGTTGCAACGGGACTCTCCTCTCTATTCAAAGCAGATTACACCTGGGGGAACTTGCACAGAGTGAAATGCTCTGATCATCACACAGTATTTACTGCAAAAGAATGGAGACTGTTAAAGAAGGTCAACCTTGATATCGAGTCTTTAGCAGACCTAGTACCATCATCAGGAAGAGTGATAGAGCATCTGACATCGGAAACACAGAGCTTGAAAGTCGAATATCCAGATGATATGTCATATATATTGTTTCACTCTGGGATGATCAATGGATTCTCTTATTTTGAAGGGATGATGCCTGGTGAAGAGTTTTACGAGAGGCCAGAACTTGAAATGGATCTAACCTTGCACTTTTCCCTCCCCACTAAGTCGTTATATAGGGTATATGAAATCATGGGGAGTGTTAGGACGTTGAGAGAGATGGGGAGAATTTTAGTAATGGGAGATGGATATGGTTACTCCTCTATGATGATGAAGGCACTGGTCCCAGATGCACAGGTGTACAGCTGGACTCTAATAGATGTTCCTTCTAGTGTTCAGCACTGTCTTCGATTATCCAAGCCGCCCACCCACTTTGCTCTGAAGGTTGATGTAGACTCATCCCTTACTATAGATGAAGTGTCTGACGTGGGTAGCTCTCAATTTGAGGAGACTTTTGCTAGGGTATTGGAGGAAAAGAAAATTGACGCAGTGCTATCAGAGATAGAGTACAAATACTCTGACACAGAGGATAAAACATTTGATTTGATCAGAATGATGTGGAAAATGAAGATCAAAACCATTATAATCAAATTTGAAACTATCTCTTTTGCTAAGATCAAATCTGCCATTGAGGTAGTCTGGAGATACTATAGAAACTGGCGGATATCAGAGACCTCCATCTCGGGGTTGCATACAGGAGAAGTGTGGTTAATCATGAGTGAGCCTAGAAGTGAAGTCGGACGATGGGTCTTCCTAAGCCAGGAGGATGTCAACTCTTTGTATAGAGAACTCAGAAACTCTCATGAGAATATGAAGAGGTGGGGAGGATCCATGAGAATAATGCTGAACAAAGAACTAGAGGCTTCAGAATTAACATTATACATAACTGGGATGCTGGATGGATGGTTTCAAGAGGCCAATGTGATGGGATGGATGAGCTTGGACATGACCAAAGTGTTCTATGGTATTAAGACAGGGAGAAGGCCAGAGAGAATACTTGACATGACTGGAAACCCAGTATATTACTTACATTTTGGAATGGAGAATCAGCTTTTTGTTAGACTAATGGTCCTGGCTATGTCATTGCTAGACAATATAGGATGTATAGCGGAAGAACTGACAGAAGAGAATCTTTGGGACTTACAGTGGGAAAGGGAAGGTATCAAGGGTGGCCCAAGAGGAGTTTATCAGTGGGCTCCTGCTCTAGTGAAGAAAAAGAGACAATCTCTCCTATGGACAAAAACAAATAGAGATCTAATCTGTAGGTACCTCCCTGTTGTGAGGGCTAGATTTGATAGGCTAAAGGAAGAAAAGATCAACCAAATGGAGCATGAGGAAATTAGATCAACAATGGTATCAGTAGGGAATTCCATCAGGTTCAAATACATGAGAGGAGCCGAAAAGCCACTCCATTTCCCGGTTACCAAGATAGCATCTTTCTTAGTGCCTCATAGTGAGTTATGAAGAAGAGCTTCTGGAGAGTGTTCTAACTGTATTAAAGAAAAACTGTAATAAGGATGAAGCAATGTATGCAAATAGTTAACTTATATAATAAAAACATGGTCTAATTTAATAGGTGGCGAGAAGATTAAATCTGTAAGTTGGTCTACATCGACAGAAGAATATATCGAGCAAGAGAAAATTGAGAATTACGTCTATTAAAAACTA